AAATTTTGATAACCTAAGAGTAACTTCTAATTAAGTTATTTTTTTTTGTTGTATATTTGAAGATGAAACGACCGGTGATCCTGTAATGGAAGACAAAATATATTGGATAGCAATAGATTTCTTATTTAAAATAAACAGACTATGAGAATAATTTTTTTAAAAGAACATAATAATTTTAAGAAAGGTGATGTATGTGAGGTCTTAGATACTTTTGCGTCATCTTTATATAAATTAGGTGTTGCTAAACATTATGATGGTGCTGACGTAGAAATTATGCCTACAAAAGAACCCGAAAAGGAAGTAGTTTATGTGCCAATAATTGTAAATGAAGAACAATTAATGGAACAAATGCAAGTTGATGAGCATGACATAAATTACGATACTGAAATGGAGAAAGGAAACAAGATTAAGTCAAAATTAAAATAAAACAAAATGGCTACAACTGGAATAATGAACGGCTCTTTGTTGCGATTATATGTAGATGGTGTTGCGGTTGCGTATTCAACATCTGATACATTAGATTTAACAAGAGCAATGCGAGAACTCGCACACAAGGATAACACATCTGCATGGGTAGAAGTTAGTCCTGGACAAAAATCAGCTACATTTTCAACTGAATTAATGTTTGCTGATATTGGTGATGCAAGTGCAAATACAAAATTTAACACACTATTCTCTTCTTGGGATTCGGGAACATCCATTGTATGTACTTATACATCAGATGTTACTGGTGATTCTATATTTACATTCAATGCCTTTATTGAAAGTTTGTCGTTAAGTGCTGCAAACCAAGAAAGTGTTACTGCCTCTTGTTCTTTAAGAGTAAATGGTGCGGTTACAAGATACACTAAGGTTGTTCCTAACGCTCCAACTGCATCAGCTGGAACACCGACGACTACAACTATGCCATTAACTTGGACTCTACCTACAGCTAACGGTGGATACCCAATTACAGATTATCTTGTTCAATACAAGACATCTAATTCACAGACATATTTGACATTTACAGACGCAGTATCTACTGCACTTACTTCTACGGTAACTGGTTTAATTACTGGTACGGTTTACAACTTTAGGGTTGCTGCTATAAATGCTACAGGAACAGGGGAATACTCCAACATTGTTACTGCTACAACTGCATAAATTTTTCCGATACTATTTGGGGGTTGACACTTTGTCAACTCTCATTAGTATCCAATTATAAATCAATAAACTTTTTTTTATGGTATCGGTAAATCACATTGAAATAAACAAAAATGAAATTCCTTTTAAATTAGGTGGATATGCATTGAGTTTATTTTTAAAAAAGAAAAACATTAAATTCTCATTATTTAAAGAAGCTTTAGATGATGATTTGAGTTTATTGTACGAAGTTATTTATTTAGGGGTAGAGAATGGCTATAAAAGAGAAGGGAAAGATAATCCTTACAATTTAGAATCCTTCTGTGAAATGGTTGATGATTATAACAAGCTACAAGATTTTAGTGATTTAGTTGCTCAAAGTATGGGAGGCGGTTCGACTGAAAACGAAAAAAACTAAGTAACCCAAACGCAAAGCCTCTTGAGATTGAGGATATTGAAAAAATGTGTTTGGGTGAATTACAGATGACACCGGATGAAATGAATATGTTTGATTGGAGAGAATTAATGATTAAAATTGATGGTTATTATAACTCTGTAAACAATCAATATAGACTAAGCTGGGAACAAACAAGGTTTATTGCATTTAATGCAATGTTACCTTATGTTGGTAAAAATAAAACTTTAAAGCCTAATGATCTTATTAAATTTCCGTGGGATCATAACTTTAAACAAAGAGTTTTAACAGAAAGGGATTATCAAGAAATGGATTTAATGGACACGTTGGTTAAAGGTAACTCAATGCTAACTAAAGAAATACTATAATGGCTCAAGGAATACTATCTATAAAAATTCGTGCTGATGCCAGTCCTTTAGAAAGGGCATTAAAGGTGGTTGGTAGGGATATGGCCGCATTTAGCCAAAAGGCTTTAGCTATTGGTAGAGGTGTAACATTAGGATTTACAGGACCTATAATTGCTATGGGTTCAAGTTTTGTTAATGCGGCTGCTTCTATGGATCAGTTAGAGAGAGGCATGGCTGCGATAATGGGTAGTACAAGTGAAGCAACAAAAGAATTAAGTAAATTAAAGGAAAGTGCAAAGTTACCTGGTTTAGGCTTTGAAGAAGCAGTTAGAGGTAGTATTAGATTACAAGCGGTAGGTTTAAAGGCAGATGAGGCAAGAAAAGTATTAGAAACATTTGGTAAAGCACTTTCATTAACAAGTGGTGGTGCGGTTGAGTTAGAAGCCGTTCAATACCAGTTAACTCAAATGATTTCTAAGAATAGGATTCTTGCAGAAGATTTTAAGCCTATTCAATCTGCCGTTCCTTTAATTGGAAAGGCTCTACAAGCAGCTTTTAATACAGATAATATTGAGGCGGTAAGAGCAACTGGTGTTGGGGCTAAGGAGTTTGCTATGCGACTAACTCAAGCATTAGGCACAATGCCTGAGGTTATTAATGCAACGGGTGGTATAAGAAATCAATTTGACAACTTGAGAGATTCTTTAAAATTTGCCTCTGCTGAAATGGGCAAAGCCATTTTAAAGAATATAGATTTAGAAGCGGTTATAGATAGTGTGACTGAAAGGATAAATATGTTATCTGATTGGTTTGGAAGTTTATCTGATGGAATGCAAAAGTTTATATTAGGTGCAACTAAAAACATAGCAATATTTGGTGGTTTAGCATGGATTATAGGACAAGTTTTCTCTGCTTTAGGTACATTAATTTATGTTATGGGTCAAGCAGTAAATAAACTTGTATTATTTGATAAAGTTACCAAAACATTAGCCTTAACTACTGGTGGTTGGATTACTGTAATTGCTGCGGCTGCAATTGCTGTTGGGTTATTAGTCAATGATTTTAATAATGGTTTAAAGCCAATGGACACTTTTAACGAACATTTGTCCGTTGGTGCTAAAAATGCAAGAAAAGAAACTGTTGAGTTTAATAGCTTAATGGGTGTATTGCAGGATGCAAACACAAGTTTATCAACCAGAGCTACTGCACTTGAAACTATTAATACAAAATACAAAGACTATTTACCTAATTTAATAGAAGAAGCTACAAGTATTGATGCAATAAGAATTGCCCAAGAAAAAGGAAATATTGCTTTACAGAATAAGTTTAAAGTATTAGCTGCTCAAGGAGTTCTTGAAAAACAATCAAAAAAATTATTAGATTTAAGAGAGGAATTATTTATTTTAGAGCAAGAAAGAACTAAATTTGAGAAAACACCTCAAGGACCAGCAACAGGATTTGGAAGTGATGTTAGTACACAATATGATGTTCAAGGTTCAAATATTGAAAAATTAAAAAGTAAAATTGAAACTTTACAAAATGCTTACAATAAAACTGCAACAAGTGTAACAAATTTAACAAAAGAACAGAGTGCATATAATGATCAACTTAAAGCAGATAAAGTTGAATATCTTAGTAACAAGGTTAAAGATTTAAATGTTTTTTTAGAAGAAGGAACAAAAAAATATGGTAAAAATTCTGATACTGTAAAAGATTTACAAGGTCAGATTGCAAAATATCGAAGTGAGTTAAATACATTACAAAATTTTGAACAAGAAAAAGTAAAAACTAATGATGATTTAAATAATAGTACAGATAAGGTAAAGACAAAATACGAGTTATTAAATGAAGAATTAAAAACTACTGAAGATAAATACAAGAGTGTTGTATTAACACAAGGTGCTTTGTCCGCTGATGCATTGGCTTTAGCTGATAAATATAGGCAAGTAAAAGATAGTTTAACAAAAGTAAACGAACAATTTGATAAAATTGAAAGCCGGAAATTAATTGTTACGCCTCTGGCTCAATTTCAAGCACCAAAAGATATAGAGTTTGAAGAAATAATTACAGGTGATATAGGTGCAAGAATACAAAAAATTACAGGCTTTATAGGTGGTGTTTCTCAATCAATGAGAAATTTAAAAGATACATCTCAAGAAGTAGGCACTATTGTAAAAGGTGCTATAACCGAAGGTATTGTTCAACCAATGACTGAATCTCAATATCAGATTGAGAAAACAATGGTTGACATTGAAAAGTTAAATGAACAATTAACAGACTTAGTAAATAATACTTTAACAGATGTTGCCTTTGCTCTTGGCGAACAACTTGGCAATGCTTTAGCTGGTGCTGGATTTTCAATTAATATGATTTTATCACCTTTAGCAGATGCTTTAATACAATTTGGTAGAATGGCTATTGCAGCTGGTTTTGCCGCTGAGTCAATTAAAGTTGCCTTAGAATCTTTAGGTGGTGTGGGTGCGATTGCTGCTGGTATTGCATTGGTTGCTTTAGGTACATTTGTTAAGAGTCAATTAAAAGCCCCTGCACTTGCAGAGGGTGGTTTGGCATTTGGTCCTACAATGGCCATGGTTGGTGATAATAGGAATGCTGGAATTGACCCAGAGGTTATTGCACCTTTATCAAAGTTAAAAGCAATGTTAGGAGACACGGGTGGCGGCACTCCATATATACTTAAAACAAGTATCTCTGGAACTGATTTGCAATTAATACTTGAAAGAACAGATTCTAAAAACCTAAGAATAAGATAATGGCAAGAAGATTTGAGGCAACAGTTTATTCTGAAAAAGGTAGAGAGTTTAAATTGTATATTAATGATGCAAATTATTCTGGTGTAATTAACCCAATAAGATTAGTTAATTTAAATTTAAATTGGGATAGCAATAGAAAAAAGGGTAGTGAAAGATTTGCACCTGTAATTGGTAGCACTTGCGACTTTTCATTTTTTGTAAATAGTTCTATTTTACAAACTTTTGTTGAGCAGTTAGTTGATAGTGAAGAAGGTAGATTTACTGTTGAGTATTATGCTTATGCTGCAAATGGCAGTACAATTAACATGAAATGGTTTGGTTATATACTAATTGATTTAATAGAGTTTGAAGATGTTGCTAATGCTATAGGATATAATTTTGATATAATTGCAGTTGATGGACTTGGTTGGTTAAAAAATATAGAATACAAAGCACCTAATGGTCCATTTGTAGGAGCAGATACATTGGCAAATCACATAATGAATTGCCTTAATAAATTAAGTTTTGTAAACTCTTTTTATTCTACCAATATACCTATTTTAAGTTTTATAGGTAATTGGCATAATTCATTTTATACCTACTCTGAAAACAATAATATTTTAAGTAGAGTAAAAATTAATCACAAAGCATTCTATTGGAAAGATACAAAAGACAATTATATATACACAACTTGCTATGATGTATTGGTAGCAATCTGTGAGGCATTTGCTTCAAGATTAATATTCTCTGGTACAAATTATTGGTTAATTCAAATTAATGAATACATGAATCCCAATGCAATGAGATATTTTAATTTCTTTGCAACTGGAATTGAGGATCCTACTGTTTTTGATGATAGAGATTTAGCTATAGTAAACAATCAAACTAATTTAGCAGAAAGTGATTTAGTTAGAATTGGCGGTGGTAGATTTGGATATTATGCTCCATTAAGGGAAATGATTGTAGAATATAAAACATCTGCAAGAAGAAACTTAATACCTGGTAGTTTATTTACCTACAATACTTTTAATAACTTAAATCCAAGTCAAGGTGATTCTGGTGAGATTTTATTAGAAGAACTTGATGCTGATAATTTAGAAGCAAGGTTGTCTTATACAAGTAATCTTTCTTTATCAACGTCATATAATTTAGCAGGATATACTTTCCAGCCTCACATATTTTTATTTGCTGCTATAATTAATCAAAAAGGATTTGTAATTCCTGTACAAGAATTTGAAGATTCAAGTGGCTGGTCTTTGGGAACTGGTTTTTCAGTTGATGAAAAAAAGTTAAAATTTAATGTCACTAATACTTCTCAAGCTGCAAAATCATTAATTGCTGCAACTATAGGTTTTAAATACAGTGTAAAATTAAAAATTACTTTTGACCAGGGTAATATGAAAGTTTATATGGGCGGTGCAGTTTTTGAATTAACAGAGTCTGGAGATTTTGAATTTGATTTAATAGCAGTGGATACAACTGGTTTTAAATTACAAAGTTCTGTTGTTGGTTCAAGTATTGGTAGTATAAGTAATCTTTCAATGGTTGGTCCTGTTAGATGGTTAAAAAGAGATGCTACTTTTGAGGGATTAAATACTATATTTTCTGCTGCATCATGGGAAACATTCCCAAGTGAATATCAATTTACATCTGATGTAATTAGTCAAGATTTAACATATATATTTAATAAGGTAGTAGCATTTGATACATTAGCTATTCCTGCAACATCTCAATATTCATTTCAAATAATACTTAAAAGTATTAGGAATGCAACAGGAACAAATATAACAACACAACTTTTAGCTTACAATTATTCATTTGCAGATAACTACTTAGAATTTTTACCTAATGGTAATATTCAAAATCAAAATGATATATACGAATATGCAAGTGACAACAATGTTTTCTCATCATTAAGAGCAAGGATTGAAACTAAGATTGGCGATGGTCCGGTAACATCTTCTCCTGGTGCAATATTTGTAAAGAATAATGATGGTAATTTTGTCTTAGCAAGTCCTATTGGTTGGACTATTGCTGATATTGGTACTGGTAAAAATATATCACAAATATTAGTTAACGAGGTTATTAAAGGTCAATTAAAACCGGTAAGAAGAATGATCAATGTCGGATTCCAAAATAAAAATCTTAACAACCCATTTCTCCCACACTTTGTTATAGATTTTACATCTGTTATTGCTCAAGACAATGATAATTTTTGGGTATTTGAAAGAGGTACTTATGAATGTATGACAGATATAATAACTGGTGATTGGTTTGTAATTAAAAACGATGAATAATGCCATATACAGAAAGAAGTGTTGTAATTAAAGGATTAGGTTGGGAAGATGGCACTCCTTTCTCAAGTGGTAGCGGTGGTACATCATCAACTAATATTACAGAAACAATAAGTAATGTAACCGTAACAGGCTCTACTTTTGCAATATATGCACAAGAATTTTTAGCAACCTCATCAAACGTATTGACTATTACTAAAAATAATAATCAACTACCTATAACAAATCAAGATGCTCAATTGCAAGTATACCAGAATGGACAATTGCTAATTAAATCACAATATGTCGTAACTTTGCCAAATACTATTACTATTGATAGTAATACACATTATGATGGTAGTAATTACATTGTTACATTTATAATATTAGCATAATGGAAGAGATAAAAGCACCAAAAAAGGAAAGAAAGTTTTTAAAAGCCGTAGGTAACATTGCCAAGGTTTTAGCCAATGAATTAATAATGGGCATTGGGCGCAAGTTTATCGGCAAAGCTATTAACAAAGTAGGCAACAAACGGCAAGGACTTGTTATTGCTTTCTTATTGGTAGCAGGAATATCTTATGCCTCTATTGATTCCATTCCTTACCCTATTACAGGCAATAAGCAGAGATTAGGATGGCAGACCAGTGGCAACGGGTTGGTGTGGAGAGGTAGAGTGACAGACACAATAACAAAGCCTACAAGCTATGCAGATAAGAATGTAAAAGCCTATCTTATCCTTGACTCTGTTAGCGGTTCTTTGTATGTATTTAAACAAGGTGTTTGGGCAGCCATCAGTGGTGCAGGAGGAGGTTTAACTATGCCTTTTGATTCTATAACCTTTAACACTGCCAAGGATGGCACTGTTGGAGTAGGTGAGGTTGAATATAATGACACTCAAGGATCTTTAATTCAAGGATTAAAGGGAGGTAATGTTACCAATGTTATTGGGCAACAATTACACCAACGGGTTAATAATCGAACGGGTTCACCTTTGACGAAGGGAACTGCGGTGTATTTGTCAGGAAGTCAAGGTAACCGAATTACAGTTGCAAAAGCCTTAGGCGTTACCGATGCCTTTTCCGCTAATACTTTTGGCATAGTTGCCGAAAGCATAGCGAACAATCAAAGCGGATATATAATAACAGAGGGATTAATAACGGGAATTAATACATCCTCATTAGTAGAGGATTCAGCCGTTTATCTTTCGCCAACGGTGGCAGGAGGATTAACATCAACAAAGCCTCAAGCGCCACAACACACGGTATATATTGGTGTATGTGTAAAAAGTAATGCTGGTTCTGGGGAATTGTTCGTTTTAATTCGTAACGGTCAGGAATTGAACGAATTACACGACGTTCGTATAACATCGCCAGTAAATAAAGCCTCATTATATTATTTAAGTAGTGAAGGTGTTTGGCGCGATACAACTGCCACACTTTTAGTAAGCGATACTTTAGCAATGTTAGCCAACTACGCAACCAAAGCCTACGCAGACACAAGCGGCAGATTTTACGCAAGACAAGATTTTACCAATGTTTCTTCTTCAACTTTGACATGGACGCAAAGTGACACATTAGTAGTCGGTGGTACGGGAGTGGTACAAGTTTACCGTAATGGACAAATACTTTTGCCAACCCAATACACGATACCTACAAATGCCTCAGTTGTTATTGGCGCAACGGCTTATAAAATAGGTGAGAATTATACAGTTATTTTACCTCGTGGTGGTGGTGGCGGTGGAAGTGGCGGTAGCGGATCACTTACCTCAATATCTGGCGGTACGGGAATACTTGTATCACCAAACCCAATCACAACTACAGGCACGGTGTCGGCTGATTTGTCTGTATTAATGGAGTTAACGGATACAACCTTACTTAACCTTACATCAAGATTTGCTGCTAAATTAAATCCATCTGATACTATTTCGTTATCCAATAGAATAAATACAAAAGGTAGCGGTACAGTTACAAGTATTGCGACAGGCTACGGATTAAGCGGTGGAACAATAACAACAAGTGGCACATTACTTTTAGATAGTGCAACAGTATTTACCAGGATAAGAGATAGTATAGTTGACGTTGCTATTGGCAATGATACTATTAAAATATTAAAACAAGAATATGCACCAGCCTTAACAAGTATTTTAACTTGGACAATTACACCTAAGTTTCCTATTCAATTAAAGGCATATATTTTGGTGTTTAGGAATGGGCAGTTATTAAACAATGACCAATATAATCTTACTGACACAAATCAAATTACCATTGTTTCAACCTCGTTTAAAGTAGGTGCAAATTATACCGTAGCAACAGTCAGCGGAATTGGTTCTATTGGTACGGGTGTTTTTCCAAATCCTGTTTACCCAGAAGCTGGGATTGCAGTTAGCACAGGAACTACATGGACTACATCAATTACAAATAATTCAAGTAATTGGAATACGGCATTTACTGATAGACTAAAATGGGATGGCGGTAGTACAGGCCTTACTGCATCTACGGGACGTTCAAGTTTAGGTGGCACAACTATAGGGCAAAGTATGTTTACTTTATCCAACCCATCCTCAATTACTTTTCCACGTTTTAACGCTAATAACTCTGTTTCATCATTAACGGCATCTGAATTTAGAACGGCTATTGGTGCAGGAGTAGGAACTGTAACAAGTGTAACTGTAGGCTCTGGTACACCATTATCAATTAACAACAATACAACTTTTCCCGAAATATCTATGGCTGCTGCAAGTGGTAGTGTGAACGGTTATTTGTCTTCTACTGATTGGACAACTTTTAATGGTAAACAGAATGCTTTAGGATTTACTCCAGCAAATAACACAATAACAATTAATACCAATCTACCTTTACAAGGCGGTGGCAATTTAACGGGAGATAGGACTTTGTCTATTACACAAGCAAGTGGCAGTGTAAATGGATTCTTATCAAGCACGGATTGGACTACATTTAATAACAAACAAAATGCTTTAGGTAATGCAAGTGCAAGTGTTAATGGTATTTTAACCTCAACCGATTGGACTACATTTAATAATAAACAACCACAGTTAAGCGGCACAGGCTTTGTAAAAGCAAGTGGAACAACTATAAGTTATGATAATACAAGTTATTTACCTTTAACTGGTGGAACATTGAGTGGAAATTTAAGTGTATTAGATAGTATATCTATTGGTTCATTGTCTCAATATACTGGTAGATTTACAAGGTATTTAAAAACATCTAATATTAGCCCTTATATAGATTTAAATATTGGTAGTGTTGGAACGATAGGAACTTGGCGCGGTAGAATAAACTTTCAAACATCTTATAATACTGAAGACCCAACAACTGCAATGACGATTAATGAATTTGGCAATATAAATATGAACGGTACACTTGGTGTTAGTGGAGCAGTAACTTTATCATCAACATTAGCAGTTACTGGTAACATTACTGAAGGTGGTAACAATGTTCTTACAAACCTTGATACTGTTTCGTTGTCAAGTCGCATTGATGCCAAAGTATCTTTAACAGGAGACCAAACAATAGCTGGTAATAAAACATTTTCAGGTGCTACAACTTCTGCTGGTTTAACATTAACACAAACCACAAGTGGCACAAATAAATTACTTGGTTTAAACTCATCTGGTGGCGCAGTTGGTCAAATTACAGTAGGTAATGGATTAAAATTATTAAGTGATACTCTTACTGTTAATGAAAGATTTTACTTTGATTTAGGAATCTTTGCTGGTGCAGCCGATAATTCAAATGCTACCTACGATTTTACTTATGGTTCAAATATTTTAGTCATTCCAACATCTTTAAATGGATATTGCATTGATTCTGTATATATTCGTGCAGTAGGTTGTTCAACTTGTCCACCAGTTGCTGGGGATAAAGATTATTATGTAGGTGTTTATAAAGCAAGTGCTGGAAATAGAATAACTACATCTGGTGCAACATTAGTTGGTTCACAAATAACAATGAATGAATATGATTTAAATGAGGTTAATAGAAATGATACATTAACTACTGGTGATGTTTGGTGGGTTTATTTAAATGGCACATATACATCAGACATGGCATATATAACCGCTGGGTTTTTAGTCAAAAAAACGTGCAACTAAAAAACATAAACATGAAACAACTCCTTTCCCTCTTTCTCTTCCTTTTGCCTTGCCTTGCATGGGCACAGTACCCGAGCAATGGCAATCAAAAGATTACGCTTGGAGAACAGACTACTGCCGATGGGCTTATTTATCGGGGCGTGGCGTCAACTGATACGGTAAGAAAGCCTTCTATTGACACAATGGCTTACATGGTTCTTGATACCACTACAAATATAATATGGCATTATAAAAAGGCAACGAGCAACGCATGGTTGCGTTTAAACCTTTTGCCAAGCGACACGGCTTCGATGCTTACAAATTATTGGAGGGCAGATAGATTTAGTGGTACTTTGCCTG